ATGAATGACAAAAGAGTAAATCAATACCTTATCCTGCCGGAACAAGGGCAGAGAAAAGACACAAAACTCGCTGTAGAGTATAGCGAAGAGCAAATTACTGAGCTACTCAAACAAGGCTATGTCATCGTTAACCAAGATGATTTTAATATGCTCATCGGCAACAGCGACGGCGAGCACCTTATCGCTGATGACGGCAGCGTGTACCCTAAGCCAGCACCTACAGATGCAGAGCTGCTGGCAACTGCAAAGCCTGCTAAAATTGCAGAGCTTAAAGCCGAGAGAGATGCAAAAGAGGTTGAACCTATTGAGTATGCTGGCAACCTCTACGATTACGACAGCAAAGCCCGCGACCGCATTAGCGCGGCGATTATTGCGCTTGATGTACAGACCGCCAAAGCAAAGTCTACAGCATCTATTGACTGGACAACCGCTGATAATCAAGATGTTAAGGTTACTGCTGATGATTTACGTTGCGTAATTGCATCCGTGGCAAATCGCTCAAACGCCTTGCACGTAGCGTATAGAGCCGCTAAGGACAAGGTGGAGCAGGCAACAACTGTTGCTGAGGTTGATGCCGTTACTTTCAGCGTCTAAACTACGCCAAAACGGCTCAACCATGCGTGATTGAGGGATGTTTCCGACATTTATGTCGGGGAGTAACATGATAGCAACATTGCTAGCGTAGACAGGGCATGAGGTTAACGGCATCGGTTATAGCGATATTAGCAACAGGTTAGCAACAATGTCTTTGGCAAAAATGGCACTTTTTCCAAAAGACATCTAACGTCTTTGGTAATTTTGGCTGATTTTAGCAAAGTCATATCATATCAATTGCCTTTTTAAGCTCATGCAGACTCTTGTGTGTATAGGTCCCTTTGGTAACACCGGGACTGGCATGGCCTAGGATACGCTTGACGGCTGTATCATTAGCGCCAGCGTTGTCGAGCATCGTTGCGCAGGTGTGACGGCACTCATGCGGCGTATGGTGGCAGCTGGTCGCATCCATCACCTTGTCAAAACGTGCCCGGAAGCGGTGATAAGACAGCTGCTCTCCGTTATTATCGGTTATGAGCGTCTTGCTCGGCTCCTGCATCCATAGCTGGTAGTAGGGCAGAGCTTTACGGCTGATTGGTACGGCGTGGTTTTCGCCAGCTTCAGTCTTTGACTCACGGACAATAAAGTAACGCTGTTTTAGCTTAACATCGGCTTTTCTGACGGCCAGCATCTCGGATGGGCGCACTCCGCTGTATATCATCATCACGACAACCTTTGCCCAACAGGACAACGGTTCGTCGCTCTCAGCTAGCCTTTTAACGCGGTTGAGCTGCCGTGTGTTAAACGGTGACTTCGGGTAGACAATCTTCTTTTTGTCTATCTCGATGTACCTGCTTATGTCTGCGCTGGCGGCGATAATCTCATACTTTACGGCGTAGGTATAGAGGTTATGCATCAGCTGACAGCATTTCTTTTGGCTGGCGTATCCGACTTTTGCACGGCTCATGGCACGGATAACATCCTGCAGGTCACTTATCTTTAGGGTGATGAATTTCTTGCCGTAAAGTGGCTCACAGTGCTTATAGGCAGCAGTATAGTTGGCGGCGGTGCTTTTGGCTATTTTAGGATAATGCTCTGCTGACCATAGCTGATAAATTTCGCTAAATGTTATCTCAGACGGATTAAACAAAGACGGATTTTTATTGTAGGCAATTAGATAAGCCAGAGCATCTTCGTATGTTGCAAAATAACCGATAGGCTTCTGATTGCCGTCGATGTATTTCTTGACCACGTATGGTCTGCGGCGGTGTTCTCCGTAGTATGAGATTGAGCCAAAGCCGTTAGGTAATTTTAGTTTTTTCATTTTTTTATCATCTCCTATACGTAGAGTATAGGACAGAACGGAGGTAATTTTTATGGCAGACAAAAATATTTCCAAGGTCGTATATGGCGGCAAGACCTTAATCGACTTGACGGCCGATACCGTCACCGCCGATAAGCTGCTGAGCACGTACACGGCGCACGATAAGACCGGCGCCACTATTACCGGTACATGCACATTTGATGCCGATACCAGCGACGCTACTGCAGCCGTAGCCGAGATTTTGGCCGGCAAGACTGCATACGTCAACGGCAACAAGCTGACCGGCACCATGAAAAACAACGGTGCCGTTACCGGTACCATCACCAAAAAAGCCGACAGCTACAACATCCCTATCGGCTACCATGACGGCAGCGGCAAGGTAGGCATCAGCACCACCGAGCAGGCTAAAATCATTGCTACAAACATCCGTGCCGGCGTATCGATTTTAGGCGTAACCGGCACCATGAGCGGCACCGAGGGAGCTAAGGCGCAGGCCAAGACCGCTACGCCCAAGACTACTGCGCAGACTGTCTTGCCGGACAGCGCACAGGGTTTTAATTACCTCACACAGGTAACGATTGAGGCTATCCCTTACAACGAGTCCGACAACGCTGCCGGCGGTACAACCGTAACAATCGCTTAAAGGGGGCCCGTATATGGCGGTAAACAAGATTATTTATAATGGAGAGACGTTGGTCGACCTTACCAATGATACCGTCACCGCCGATGATCTGGCTGCCGGTGTAAAGGCTACCGGAGCTGACGGCAGGCCCATTGTCGGCCTGCTGCCTAAAGTTGCTATTGATAACGAATTGTCGCTGACCTCAACGAATCCTGTACAGAATAAAACAATTACCGCTGCTCTGTCTAACCTTGACATCGACATAGCGACAAACGATGAGATTGACAATGCCTTAAATCTTGCAGGCGGCGGGGACCTGCCGACAACCGGCGGAGGTATCGTCCCTATTGCGATGGGCGGTACCGGAGCAACAACAACAGCCGGAGCACGTGCTAATCTGGGAGTAAGCGCGACAACTGATTTTGCAGCAATAGCCTTTAGCGGCGCGTATACTGATTTGAGCGGTACACCGGCTATACCTAAGACAACAAGTGATTTGACTAATAACAGCGGTTATATCACAAGCAGTGCTCTCAGAGGTTACGTCAAATCGGTCAACGGTGTAACCCCTGACGACTCCGGTAATGTTACAATAAGCGTCAGCGGCGGCGGTGGTTCCGGCGGCAATTATACATTACCCACGGCAAGCGGCAGCACGCTGGGCGGCGTAAAGGTTGGCAGTGGCTTGACTATCAACACAAGCGGCGTGTTGTCAGCGGATGTTACGGCATCTACGTTAAGTGCATATGCTAAGACAACGGATTTGTCAGCGGTAGCAAAAAGCGGCAGTTACAATGATTTGACCAACAAGCCGACCATACCGAGCGCCTACACGTTACCTGCAGCAAGCAGCTCTGTTATGGGCGGTGTCAAGGTTGGCAACAACATCAGCGTAACCAGCGGTACAATCAGCGTTACCAAAAACAACGTAACGTCTGCGCTGGGATATACTCCGGCCACTACCAACGATACGTCTTTAACAGGCACAACAACTGTACAGACGCTGACTGTCAGCAGTGCTCTTAACATACCCGGTGGGCAGATATGGATTGAGTAGGTGGAGATATGAGCGTTTTAAGCAAAAAATTATATGTTAAAAAAACAGGCGGCACGGCCGTTGCCTGCAACATCTACTCAACATCAGCAGAAGCTGGGGATAAGGCTCTGCGAGTAAGAGTCGATAACACCGACGGTTATGTAGCTCTTAAAGCGACAGATGATGCCAACGCTACAGGCATGCGTATTAAAATCGGCGGCATTATATACGCTGTTGCAACAAAACATGAGAGCGGCGGTGGTGATGTCGCCGAGAATGCCTTTGTAATGACCATGGGACAGCAGAGCGGTCAATATGGGTATAGTCGCAACAATGGCAATTATGGCGAGGTTACAGGTAATGTTACGCATGATGGTAGAGCGGTAACCTTGGTAATATTGTCTTATTACGGCGGTTGGCTTGACGTTGCGTTTAAGGAGGATGGTGTTACGAGCGGTAGTCGCAATATAAGCCTTAACATCACCCCGCTTGAAACTGGTGTAACTGTTAATTTGACAGTAGGCAAAATGTCATATCAAGGTAGTTTAGTAGGATTTTATACCTTTGTGCAACGTGTACCGTCAAATATATCAAGCATGTTTACCGCTGCTAATGTGGGGAAAAAATATAAAGTCGAAATAGTGTTTAACTAAGGAGGTGATATTTAGTGGCGGAAAACATGATTGACCTTAACGGCCTTGTACATGTGTGGAGCAAGGTTAAGACGCTTACAAATGGATGCGTTAAGGCTAGTGACCTTGCTACGGTGGCAACGTCGGGCAGTTATAATGACCTTAGTGACAAGCCGACCATACCTGCATCAGCCACGGTGGACAGCGAATTGTCATCTACATCGGTTAACCCTGTACAAAATAAGGTTATAAACGCTGCGCTTAACAGCAAGGCAGACAGCAGTGCATTGAGTGCTTATCTGCCGTTGGCTGGTGGAGCGTGTACAGGCAGTGTAAGTGCGCCAAATTTCCAGACGGGTACAGGCGCAAACAACTATTTCCAATGCCGCAAATTTAGGGGCGAGGGCGATGCGGATACCTATTATCACGCTGTAGATTTTGGCTATTCCGGGCATGACAGCGTGGATTTCTATGAATATGCCCCGAACTGGAACTTTTACAAATGTACCTCTGGCCAAAAGTCAAGCGCGGTCTTGGTTGGCAACATCAACGAAAACGGTTGGAATGGTGGGGCACGTCTGAGCGGTACACCGACCGCACCTACTGCGACTGCCGGAACGAACTCTACGCAGATTGCAACAACCGCTTTTGTGCAGACAGCAGTTAGCGGAAAAGTGAGTGCGTCATCGCTTGCTGCTGTAGCGACATCCGGCAATTATAATGACCTTACCAACAGGCCGTCAATTCCGGCGGCGTACACGTTGCCTTACGCAACAGGCAACGTGCTGGGCGGCGTAAAAATCGGCAGCAACATCAGCGCATCTTATGGCACGATTAGCCTTACAAAGGCTAACGTCACATCTGCTTTAGGCTATACTCCGCCTATGAGTGATACAACCTATGGCAATGCTACATCATCGGCAGCAGGCCTTATGAGCAGCACTGATAAGAGCAAATTGGATAGTATCGCCAATTATGCTAACAACTACGTCCATCCTGCATCACATCCTGCGGCCATGATTACCGGGCTGGCTAACGTAGCCAAGACAGGCAGCTACAACGATTTGTCGGACCGACCCACGATACCAGCGGCTATCATCGTGGATGACACGTTGGCTGCTGACAGCACCAACGCCATCCAAAATAAGGCTGTGTATGGACTGGGGCAAAAGTTTTTTAACCAGCTCAGCGCATTGGCTGCCGTTGCACGTAGTGGCAGCTATAATGACCTTACCGATAAGCCGGGCAATGCAACAACATCGAGTGCAGGTTTTATGAGCGCTGCGGACAAGGCAAAGTTGGACAAGGTCGACGCTGATGCCGGAAGCGTTAAAATGATAACATACAGTTAAGGTTCTTAAGCCGTCTTATACAGGACGGCTTTTATTATGTAGTTTTTAGGAGGTTGAAAGATAAACTATAAACTTTTTTTTGATAGTGTGGTAGGTGCAGGCAAAACGCTTTATACAGGTTGGAATTATAAGGCTGTAGCTGCTGCGATAATGGTAATCCTGCTCCACAAGCATGCAATCCTGTTTTATGCTTTTTCTGCCTTGGTTGTGCTGGACTGCCTGACAAAATGGGTTGCAATCGCGCATGATTATCTGGTTAAGCAGGGCAAAACGCCGACATTTTTGCAGTCTGTTATTGGCATTAAGGCGGCTCGTAGTGCAGGCCTGATTTCCTCTGAGGTGATGAAACACAGATTCCTTGGTAAAATTGCGGTCTATTTATGCTGCGTGATGGCAGCGGCCACAGCTGACCTTATCATGGTGGAGCTGAGTAAACCTGCATGGGCTGTGAGCACCATCATCGGCTATCTGACCGCGACCGAGTTGCTGTCTATCGTGGAGAACCTCAACGCAGCTGGCGTGGAAGCTGTGCAGGGGCTGATTGACACAATAAAGAAAAAAAGGATGTGATAACT